TTTCAGAGGGTACTTAAGAGTTTTATTGGGGTTTTTTGAGTTTTGTTGTTAAAAAGGTGGGGAGTGAATGGTGGGGAGTAGATATTTAAGGTTGCACAATATTGCAATATTTAACGTTATTTAAAGTTTTTTCTTTATAATAGTATAATCGTAACTTAACTTATTGTTAAGATTTGTTACAAAAACGTTACAAAATAAGAATTTAGGATCACATCCTAAATACACATGCTTCCTTTTGGAAGTGTCTGTTGCTAGGTTTGCACAAAAAAAGAATCGAGCAAGCATCGTCCATGTTACTTACTCGATTCTGTGCAACCGTTCCTAGAATCCACAAAGAACATAACTCCTCTTTTTTACACCTCCAACAAAAGTTAGAATAAACATATAAAATACTTGACATTTGTATAAAAATGTATATATTTGTATATTATAGTTAAGCAACAGTACTTAGAAGGGGGTATTATGACTATTATAACATATGATACATTAATAGATCGCTTAAATGATATAGGTGAAACAACAACTCAATCAAATATAGCTCATTTTTTTTCTGTTAAACAAGCAACTGTATCACGTTGGAAAAAAAATAATTCTTTACCACAAAAATATTACAATGTTTTAAAATTAAAAGAAATTGAAAAACCAAATGAGTCTACAACTTCACAATTAATTGAAACTATTGTAAAATTAAAAAATGAAAATAAAAAACTAAAGCAACAGATTCAACCTCAAACTAAAATAAAAAAATTACTTGGTGATATGTATAAAACACATCATAGTGAATGTGAAGTTTTATTTAAGTTTAAAAGTATGAGTCTACAGAGAAAAATAAATTGGGTTAAAGGGAAAGAGGAGTGTTCTAAATTTTTAGGGTATAGTGTTAAAGAATTAGAAGAACATTATTGGCATATTGATAAATGGTTTAGCATGAGTTCACATCCAATAGAAAATATTATACAAAAAAGTTCTATTAGTACATTTAAAGATAATGCTAGATTATTATTTGAGGTGGGTTCTGTATATATAAAAAATAAACAAATCAAACCATTTGAAATATCACAAGAAATTGTTTATTTACATAAAAAAGGTCATAATGTTCCTGCTACTTTAGAATTAAAAGCTGAATTTACACCAAAATTTAAGGCAATTATTAAAACTAGTTTTATTTAAAAAATTATTAAGTTGTAGATTCTGCATAAGCTAAATCTGTTTCTAATTTGTTAATTTCTTGTTCTAACATTATAACTTTTTTTTGTAATTCTATAATTTTTTGTTTGTCTTTTGCGTAATTATGTATTTCTGTAATTACCAAATAAGGTTTATTGTTGGCTTTTACAACTTGTATATCAACAATAGGAATATTTGGAATAACATAAGATGCAATTTGTTTTCTTCCTTTGCTTTGAATTTTTAAATCTATTTCAGGAATATAACAATCGACCTCTTCGTGAAGTCCTAATGATTGACCATTAGAACCCCATGCTCTTTTTGCTTCTGTAAAACCATATTGTTTAAATATATCTACGATTTCACGTTCAATTCTATTGCCTTTTACTTTACTTGGATGACTCATTTCTTTCCTCCTCGTTTATTTCTCTTTCTGCATCTACATAATATTCTTCATCTTCTTTTAGAGGTTTATGCCAGAATACAATATCGTTTTCTAAATCATAATTATTACTATTTAGTTCTTTTTTTGTATAGCTTTTTTTGTAACCCCAGTTTGTATGCCCGTATTCTTCTTGACAATATTTGTCTATAAATTTTGATAAGTCCATGTTTTTTCTTTCTTTCTTTAATTGTAATGTTTTGGCAATATTGCCTATCATTTCCCAATGATTAATTTTTGTAAATCTCATCATATATTTTTTTTTCATTTTGTTTTAGACATTCGTAATGAAGATATATTGCTCCATCTTTAAAACAATATTCTTCTTTATCTAATATTTTTGAATAAATACTTTTATCTACATTTTCATAAAAATCATAAGTTCTAACATCCATGTCTATATATATTAATTCATCACATCGATCACATTCTATTTGACTACAATCGGGACATAAATAACCATTACGATAATGATTTTCTTCAAAGATTTTTTTTCTTTTAAACCAACTTTCTTGAAAAGAATCTGCAGGAATTCTGTTTACAAATAATCCTGAACCAAATGATGTGTCTCTATTACATTCAACACAATGATTACCTATATCTTCTTCTTTTGTATACATTGTTATCTAACTCCTTGTAAGATGTATTCATCTAACCATTCGGATTTATAATATATTCTACGTTTTCCTGGCCTACTGAATTTTAGTTTGCCAAGATCTCTTGCTTTTTTTAATGTTTTTCTATCGCAATTCAAGTATTTACATGCATCTTCTTCAAACATCCATTTTTGATTATTTACATCATTTGTTTGAATAAATTGTTCTACTTCTTTTGTTCTCATCTGTTGCCTCCTAGATGTTTATTTTTTTATTGTTTTTTTATCTTCAATCCAATCAATACCAAGGGATTGCAAAATATGGATAAGTTCTGGATACAATGTTTCTGGTTTTTGTTTCCATTTTTTCATTAACTCTTTTGCCATGTTTTCATAGATTTTTAATTTTTCTTCCATATCATGCTCCCTTAGTATTAAGAATTATTTCAAGTCATTTAGACTATCGCCAACCATTTTATATGATTCAGAAATATATTTTTGTGCTGATATATTTTCTTCTTTTTCTACAATTTCAAATTTAGGTTGTACTTTAATGTTTGTAATGTCACATATATATTCGTTACTCATATATATTTGCATGTTTTTTGATTTTAAAAATCTTTCTAAATCAAAATCACTATATGTAGATGAAACAGTAATATTATATACTTTATCTATACTCATTTTTATTCCTTTCTTCGTATTCAATTAATAATTCGATGTTTCTTTTTGCTTTTTGTAAGTCAAGTTTTTGTTGTTTTGGGTTTGCATGTTTGTGTTTCCAACGAGTTAAATATTTAATAGCGTTACCTTCTAAATATCCTAATTTGTGGGAATGCACAAACTCTGCAACTTCAATACCTTTGGTATAATATTTTGGATTTACATCATCGCTCATCGTGAACCTCCACAATATTAAACAGATCTATAAATTTTCGTTTGACATTAGAATCTTGATGGTATGTGTAGATATGATATTTACAACCTTCTTGTAATACTTTTTTAGGTATCTCTCTTTTTTTGTGTTTGTATTTTTCAAACCACATACAATATGTATTCAATGTATTTCCTTCCGTATTATGATATTTGCAATTCCAACAAGTGTGAGTAGGTGATTGTCTATTATCCAACATAATTAATAAAGACATCTTTAATGCTTAACATTTTTTGACAATAAAATGTTAATAAAGAATTACAATCACCACTCATCACTTAAATGTTCCTTTTTGTATTTGAAACATTGCTCTTTTAAACTCTTTAGGTTCTTCTTTGATTACAATGTTTTCTGCTATTTGTTTTGTGTATTCTAAAGAACTTATATCTTCATGAAATCTGACTCTATCGCCATTAAAACCAATCGTAAACATTCCACTTGTACCATAACGTACTTTAGATGCAACTATTTGTGATTTATGTTTGCCAAGTTCACTTTTGTTGTAATGAACTTTATAATCATAATAAACAAATAATACATTCTCAGCTACTTGCTCAATAGAAGAGCCTTCAGCTAAATCACTCATTTTTGGAATAGGGTCTATACGGGTTTCTATGTTACGATTGAGTTGTGAAACTAAAATAGGAATGCATTTATATTTTTTTGCAATCCATTTATATTCTTGCATAACAGATTCAATTTCAAAACGTCTAGCGTCTTTGCCTTGAACCTTAACAAGTTGTATATAATCATCAATAATAATATCAGGTTTGATTTGTGTAATAATTGATATAGTATCTGTAAGTGTATTAACATCATCATACATATATAGTTTATTTTCAAACTTATGGATCTCTTTGATTACACCATCAATTTCTTCATAATCAATTTTAGAAATATTACCAATACGAATATTGTGATAACTTAAATTTTGTGACATAAGAACAATTAGTTTTTTCATCATTTCTTCATTGGTCATCTCACGATTGATAACTAGTATTTTCATATTTTGTTTAAGAAGGTGGGGGATAAGGTTTACTGCAAATGTAGTTTTACCATGCCCAGGTCTACCTGCAACTACAGTAATTTCTCCACGAGTCATACCACCTGCCATTTTATCAAGTAGATTATATCCAAAGTGTACAAGGTTTTTACTATCGCCTAATGATTTAATTGTATTTTTTGAAAGTTCTTTTAAATCAAATTCTTGTGTTGGATTTACAGAAATAAAATCATCTGAAAATTTTCTTACTTGATTGACAACATCAATAAATTTTTCTGTGTCATCATATGCAATATTTTTAATCTTTTCTGTTTCTTTGATAATATTTCGTTGTACATATTTTTCATAAATTAATTTAGCATAGGATTCTGCTTGACCTATGCTTGTATATTCTAAACCTGTTAACCAAAATGCGGTTATATAATCTTTATATTTATCTTTTACTCTAGCACTTATAGTTACATAATCTGCTTGTACATTATCTTTAATAAGATTTTGAATAATACGATATGTTTCTGCATTGTATTCATTGTAAAATATTTTTGGATCTTCTATATATTTAGAAATCTTATCGAATATTTCGTTGTGTGCGATTAGTATTGCTAGTAGAGTTTCTTCTGCTTCTATTGAGTGTGGTAGACTTTTTACTTCTTTTGTTTGTTTCATCAATAATCCTTACTTCTGTTTCTAGAGATATATTTGTTCGACCTATGTAAAAACTTATATCTTCTGGTTCTGCAAAACTTGGTGGTTGGTAAAAAATAACACTTGTATAAGAAGGTGTATGATTTATTACCCTACCTTTTCTTCCTGAATCCATTTCAAAGTGTTCATCGATATTTAAAGTGGATACAAACTTGTAACCTTTTTGTGGTTTACTCTCAATCATCACAACGACCACTTGGACAATGTTGATTATCTCGTGATTCTATTTCTGTTGCAATTGTATAATGATGATTTGAATCTTTAATAGAATTGTCAAATAATTCTACTTCAATTTCTTCTAATGCTGATTTTAAAGGTTTTATTTTAGGTAATAAATTGACTCTTTTGTTTTCAATTAATTTTAAACCTTCTAATAAAACTCTACATTCAGTATGGTCTACCGATAAAAATGTAGCTTTATTGTTAATTGCATATTCTTTTAAGTCATTGATGTTTTTTATTTTAAGCATTAGTACTTCCTTTTATAAATGTTATAAAGAGAACCCTTATGCAAAAAGGGTTAATCTGCGGGGTTATAAAGAGTTCTCTTATAACTTGTTTTGATTATATGTCTGTTGCCTGAAGAGTCGTCCACTACTCTTAAAATGAGGCGTTATGAATTTACGACATTAAGTGTTTTAAACCCATCTGTTTTATGTCATTTCCACGTCCTAACATATGCCAACCATTGTCTATTTGTTTTTTACTACATTCGTGATCTACCATATGAGTTATTGTATTGAACATAGCATATTTTGTTTTGCCTAGTTCTTTTTTATAACGTTCATGATATATCTTATTAAATGTATCTGCTTTATTTACAAAACGTTTGCTATTGTCTTTCCATTTAACTCCATAAGACACTTTTTTTGTTGGTGCAAAAAGTGCGGCGTACGTTTTTTTTGGATTTCCTTTATAAGCTTGATTTTGTAAATCTTGCATTTGCATTAAATATGTTTTCATAGTTGTTTGTGCATCTATTACAGTTGTTTTTGCTCTATCAAAATTCAATATATCATATGTTGAATGACGACCTGAAACAAACTCTTTTGCAACTTTACTATTGTTATTTAATCCATGACTTATAAAAGCCATAAAACTATTTGCACATTTAATACGAAAGATAGTAATAGCAACCATCCATCTGCATGATTTATCATGACTATTAATCAATGTTATATGACCTTTGTATTTACCGTCAAATCCTGCTAATACAGATTGACTATATAAAGTATCATTTTCTATTTCGATAGCAATACGACCACCTCCATAAAACTCATTTATTTTTGGTGGTTTATTAGTCATTTCTAAAAACACATTAGCCATATCTGCAAGTTGTTGATTGTATAACATCTCATAAGTAGGAGATACAACAGATAATACATCTTTTGTATCGTTTCTAATAACTGCATATCTATTTGGAATTACACCATGTTCTGTATGGATCGGTACTTTTTCTACATCCCAATCAAATTCACAAATATTAGATGTGTGATTTTCTTCTACCGATTGTAATTCCTTCTTGTAGTTTTTTATGTAATTTAGATGATTCATTTTTTTCAACCTCCTTTTGTTGAATGTCGGGTGGATTAGACCCGTATGTATATTTTTCTATTACTTTAGTCGCTTCTTTTGTTTCTCCACGACCACGAATAATAGCAGATAAATATTCTAAAGATTTCCCGCTTGTAGCCATTTTTTTAAGATTCCAAGTACGTATACCATATTCAATATCTTCTTCATTACAAGGAGATATACTATATAAGAATCTATATTTTTTTTCAACTGGCATTTGATTAGCAAACAATATTCTATTTACATCTTGAATGATTTTTTTAAGGTCTTTTTGTATTTCCTTACTAAAGTTTTTATAAATTTCTATTGTTTGTTTCATTGCTAATTGTTTGTCAGGTTGATAACCACAAGCAGGGCATTTGTATTTCATTCGCTTACTATATCTTGTTCAAGAAATACATTGATTCGTACACGTTCAACACCTTTATCATCTGTGGTTTTCCAATTGAATTTTGCACCATCCATTAGATGTGATATTTCTATTGGAGATATTGGTACGTTTACAATAATATCTTTTGATTTATCTATTTCTTTAATTGTTGTTCTTGACACGAAACTCCTCCATTAATTATATTTTATTTATGAATAAAGGCGATTTAATCAGAGGATAACCGCCTTTGTATTCATTGTTAATCGTACTAGAATGGGAGGTCTGAATCACTTGATTTGATGACCTCTCCATTTTCCCATTTCATCCACATTTTTACTTGAGTATCAGTACCTATAGTTCCATCTTTTTTTTCATACTCTTTATTTCTTGTAGTTACCATAACAGGTTGACCGACAATATCCGCTTTGATTATTTCATCGTCTGCTGTTGGTAATACAATAGCATTTTTTTTAGTACCTTCTACAACTACTTCTTCTGTTTCCATTGGATAGCTGACAGAATCTAAAAAGTAATAAAGAGATTGATTATCTCGCTCGGTAGGGGGTTGTGTACCTTCCTCTGTAATTGTATTTTTAGTAATAAATACGTTTGCAAATATTCTTTGATTTGCAAAATCTTCATGTTTATTACCATTGACTTGTAATACAGGTTTGATAATGTCTATAACATTACCTGTTTTTGTAGTTAAGTCTACTTTTGATTCTTGGAATTCTAAAACATTACAAGCATATGTACCTTCTGGTAACGGTTTGAATGTTTTCTTTTCACTTGATATTGCGGTTGGATCAAACAGAACTGACATTTACTTTCTCCTTTTTAACTGGTTTTTTCTTTGTTTTTTCTTGTATCATTGTATCTAGTTGTTTATACAGATTATCATAATTATCTGTATTGATTTTGTGGTTTAACAAACCATTTTTAAATCGAGCAACAGTATCTCTAGACACGCCAAGTGTTTCGGCTTTTTGTATTAATGTTTGAAACTCTGCAACAAGTGTTTTTGCAAGAGGTTCAATAACACGTTTTTTATATACATCATCAGCAATATTCATAAACGTATTGAATGCTTTTTTCATTGCATCTGTATTCGCCGCTTTGATATTGTTTGATATGTCTACGTAATTACCTGTTTCTCTTGATTTTGCAATTCTATGTGATGCACAAGAGTAACCTTTGCGTTTCACACCATTGTCAAACCATATTAAATGACCTTCAACAATAACTTCTTGGTCACCTAATATTTGAAAACCTGCTTTTTCCCAACTCCATCCTGGGTAATATTTATCAGCAAGTTTTCTCATGTAAGCTAAATCAACATAATCCATACCTGCTTTGTTTTTTACAAATGCACGAGGGGTTTCTATGTTGCTAACCTCATCATGTTTTTTAGTGATAGACACGGCAATTTCATTGAAATGTGTCATATAATCACTACTGTTTAATTTCTCTAAACCACTATTTTGCATATATTGCTCCTTTATTAATTATATTTTCTATCGAAGATTTTTTTTGAATGATATATGGACTATCACAAACTGTTCTGTAATTGCAATACTTTTTACATTCCCATTCATAAGTAGGGCAGTTACCACCAATCGATGGTAATTCATTTTCATAATCATTGAGTGTTTGCCAATACATATCTGCATATTCTATATATACATTGACATCAGCTAGTAACTGTTGCATATTGGAATTATCTTTATTGAAATAGATGTTGCCCATTTGAACAACTTTATCACAATATTTTTTTGTATGATTTAATATCATAGCATACGTTCCTAATTGTAATTCATAGTTACTTGTTTGATTTGCAGTAGAACGATTGCGACCAAATAAACCTTTGTATTTCCAACTATTTGCAGTTTTAAAATCATACAAATAACCTTGTTTATTTTCATCAACAATTAACAAATCAAAGTGTCCACCAATTTTAGAATGTGAATACAAATCATCTGCATATATATATTCTTCACTATAACATTTATAAGATAGATTTTCATAAGCAGAAAAATATTGTAACACACAATTTTGAACATCTTCACCATATACAGTACCAAGTCGCATTGTACGCAATCCTATTTTATCGTGTTTATCTCTAGGTGCGTTATGTTTTTGATAGTATTGTTTTCTCATACAAAGACCTGCACCAGAAGCACTATATCTGCCTTCTGATTCTTTAATTCTGTCTTGGTTGTTTTGTTCTGCTTTTTGTTCTAATACTACATCAATAATGTTAATAAGATCTAATGTTCTATGGTGTTGTTCGTTCGGATTAGTTCCCGTATTTAGTTCCATATTTTAAACCTGCCTCTATTAGTTTGTTTTTATTACGTTGATTATCTTTAGTATCATTGACCCATTTTTTAACTTTTTTTGTATTTTCTTTTTTGATTCTATACAATGCACCTCTTAATTCTGGATAGTCTTCTTGAACTTTTCTTCTTGCTCTAGAAATACTAGAATAAGTAGGCATATTTTTATAATGAAGATTTTCAAAATATTCTTTAACTGTCATTGGTGGTTCTTTGCTAGGAGCAAATTTGTCATGAGTCATTTGATAATAAAAATAACATAACAATGGGTCACTATCTCTTGATGCTCTGCTATCTAACATTATTGTTTTTACTTTTTCATACATAGTATTATTCATTTAAGTCTCCTTTTAATTATTTTGTTGAGATTGCGAATTAATATTTCAAGGTTACCTCCTTGGGTATACTTGATTTTCTTTTTTAGTGGTGAGGTTTTTTGTAAGGGGGGATTAACTCGCAACCTATCAACAAATTGATTATACGATTCCATTAGATTTTATTAGCTTGATTTCTAGTCAAACGTGTTTTTAAAATCGTATCTTTTTCTTTAGCTTTTTCGTGAGTATTTAATATATATTGACCAAGAAGAACTGTATTACGAGCATCTTCATTTTCAACATCTACATATTGTAATGTATGTCTTATATAATCACAAATTTTACCTACTGTTTTAGTTTGTAATATTGTTTGGTCTAAATGTATTTTGGGCATTGTCACTATCCTTTACGACTTTTTTAATAACTTGAGAAATAGGGGAGACCTCACTTAAAGGGTCTGTCTCAACCTCAATAACTCTGTTATCGATTAAAATAACTCTATATCTGTCTTTAGTATTTGTATGAAATATCTGGTATTGTCCATGATTTAACATCACTGTACTCCTTATGTTGAAATACAGCTAAATACGTAGAGAGTCTGTTGCTACTACGAACTTAACTATATTTGATTTATTAAACAATTAACTTGCGATTGCAAAAAAAGAAATGAGGTATAAAGGGTAAAAAGAAACGTTAGTTTAGATTTTTGGGGACTTGATGTCTTATGCTACTCATCCATTTTTGTGGCATAATATTTTTAAACCAACTTTCTATTGTAGGTAAGAAACCTAGGTCTTCTAAAATGTGTTGTTCTGCTATTGATTTTACAACAATCTTTTTGTTTTTTGAATTGGTTATTGTAACTCCAAATAGTTTTTCACATTCTACAATACCTTGTGTATGATGGCGTAATGCACGATGTCTTAGATCTCCATAAAATCCTTTAGATTCATCGAACCATTCGTGTATTTTAATATAGTCTTCTACTTCACCACCAAATATTTTAACACTTGACAATGCATGATTATACGCTTTCATGATTAATACCTTTCAATGTATCTTGTGTAATTTGAAAATATTCATCTGCGTAATCTTTTTCTTCTATAAAATATTGATATGCACTGGAAGTTATTTTTTTTGTTTCAAAATCGATTTTAAGTGTACCACCACCACCTTCATTATTAACCCAATCATGAGTAATAAGTCCATCATAACACTTTTCTGTATTGTTATATCTATATAATAAATAATCTTCTATGACTCTAAAACAATTATAAAGTGAATTAGGAATTTTTATTGTGTGTTCATCTTTGTAACTCATTTTATCAAAATCGTAATTTTCTTTATAAATAATTTCTCCAGTTCTTTTATCTTTTGTTATTTCACCAGTTAAATACCAGTCATACATATGTCCTTCATCTCCAGCTCCTGCATAACGCAATTCGCTATACACATAATTATGTTTTTTTAATTCATCACAAAGATGATTTAACATTTTATGAGGTTCTTTTTCATATTTACTCAATAATTTTGTTCCTACTGAATTTAAAATATCATATTTTTCTTTAGTTAGTGCTGTACTCATCATAATTCCTTTCTTGATAGTTATTTACATTTACAATGCCTATATGTTCTTCACATTCACGACATACCATTTCGATAGCAGAGCCATTTTCTCCATATCGTTCTATATATAAAATATTTTCGTCATTGTCTGTTGTTTTACAATCACACATCTTGCCACCTTTCTTCTTTATCATCTCCTTCTAATTTTATATTATAAAAATTGGCTACTTTTTTAAGCAAGATTGTTGTATAATATTTTTTATCTGTAGTCATTTCTTGTACAAATCCTTCTTCCCATAAATATTCTATAGCATCCATACAATCTTGTTTACTTACTTTATTTAACATTTCTTTACTCATTATTTTTTCTCTTTTTTTTTATATTTATTTACAATTTGAACCGCTTTTGATTTGTGAAAAAACACAAGATAACCTTCATCATCGTGTTCATTGTTATTTAAAAAGTCTGTTGTGTAAGCACTTTTAAAACCCCAGTTAGTATGATTATAAGTATTTGCACAATAATCGTCTATGTATTCTGATAAATTTTTACTCATTATTTCACCTTGTTTTTTTTGTTTAATATTTCATCATTAATTTTTTCATCTAATAACCAATCAAGCGTATTTGCAGAAAATTTTATTTCTTCAATTACATGTTTAATGTATTCATCTATATTTACACTATTTGCACTTCGAAGTCCGTCATCGACCGATTCTAATGAACCCACATATTCTTCTGAATGTGATTCATCTTTATTATTTTTGCTCATTATTTCACCTCATAAACTTTTCTATCTTTACCTCTAACATTACTTTCATTTATGATTTTACCTATTTCAGGTTCTGTTGAACACATGGTCACAACACTATTATCTAATTCTGATAGTTGCATTCCAAACAAGTCACACATTTCTTCAAAATCATATCTTTTAAAACCATTTTCATCTGTTTTATAAATAATTGGTATTTTTATTTTATTTTTACTCATTATTTTATCTCGCTTTCTATTTTAATTAATTCTGTTCTACAATGTCCCCATTCATATTCATCATCATCAAAACTAAAATATTCTTCATTATATTTGACTTGAAGATTTTCAATACCACATTCCCATTCTTCGTGTTCGATTAATATATCAAAAAATTGTTTTCTTGCTTTTGTTTGATTATTAAACAAATAAAGATTTTCTTTGTCTGGGTAATAACATTCTTGATTACCTTTAATAACACAATGAACTTGATTATCAATTATATCATTTAATTTATAAGTTTGATTTGATACAACAAATTCAGGGCTTTCATCGTATTCTATTGAAGTATGTTTAGCATCTTTATACACTTTATAATATTTATCGTTTTCAAAACTTTTAATTAAAAGATCATATTCTTTTCTACATTGTTTTATACTATCAAATAATCTTACTTGTATTTCTATTGCATATCTTTGTAAAGTTATCAAAGCATATATTTTCATGATTATTTTCCTTTTATTATTATTTCTACAAACACATCATCATAACCTTGTTTTATATAATTGAGATAAATTTTTTTTGCTGTAAAATAATCCAGATAATAATCACTTTCTACACCACCTACCCAAACAACATATCTTTCTTCATCACATATACAATTCATTTTTTACCTTTCTTTTATTCTTGATACATTACTTTTTTATTTATTTTTGTATTATCATATAATGTAATTTGTAATTCAGCATCATCAGAATATTCTATTTGATTTTTATCAAGCCAATTCCATATTATATTTCTAATAAATGTCATTTCTTTTTCTTCTATCATTTTCCATATATCAACTTCTTTGCTTTCACAATCGTTTTCATCATATTTCCATGTAATCATTATTTTTTCTTTCTTGTTTGTTTTTAAATTTTAGTAGTAGTAGGTTGGGTATAGATATAGCCGTTAAACATATATCGTAACTTATTTCTACTACTACTGCAAGTCGCTATTCAATTAAAATAAACTGTACAGGCAATTTCTTGTTTATGATATAAAAGCATTGACAATTGTTAGTTGACTTTTACATTTTAAATCAAGATTTTAACTGACATTCGACTGTTGTTCCTTTGTTATAAAGATAACAGCGAAGTGAAACTGTAGTAGCTACTTCTTTTCTATCTTTATTTGTTTTTGTGGAAATAATTCTGAAAGAGATCATCTTTATGGTCTGTTGCATGGAAGTGTGTCACAGGGACTAATCAAATTCAATATTAATGGTATGCAATAATACCTAATTAAATTTTAATACATATCTGTATTACCAACGTCTTGGAAATTAGTTTGTACTTTAACTTTGAAGGGAGATGACATTTGACCCATGAATATTTCCTATATTTACTTACTCGCTACGTAGTAGTCAGACTAAGGTGCTTT